TATAGACCTACTAATAGCTGTTGATTTTTTGACAGTAGACAAATCTCCATGAGATGGATGTTTTGTAAAATCCATGTCAAAATCAACGTAATCTTTTCCGTATGTAGTAGCCATATCTTGCTCTTAATATTTAGTTAAATTAAAATAATAGTGTTCCTAGCTTCTCTGCTGGGCTCTTATCTTTCCATTTTTCTGCATCATCACTTCCTTTGTCTAGTGCACTTGCAATCCCTTCCTTCACAGCTTGAGCTGCAGCTTCAGCTTTAGCCAATTCTTCAGGTGATTGAGAATCATCACCACCAAGAAGACCTAATACAAGTGCTAATAAATCTATTGGGTTTTTACTACCCCCTCCCGCAATAAGTTTATCTCCTTCTGTACCAACAAATAATATTCCTGCTGCGTATCCATGATTTGGAATTCCTGTTGCATTCTGTAATTCTGACTTTATCCCCTCATTACCCCCGCTTTGATTTGGAATGTAAAGGGCGTACACACCCTGAGAGGGCAACGTTATTCGGAAGAATCCCAAAAACTCATCAATAAGGTCAATCAGATATTGTAAAAATGCTTCAATCTCTGCAAGCATGTCAATCATATCTTGAATAAAAACAGAAGAATCCGAAATCATTCCTTTTAGTTGTTTAACAAAATTCTCTAATGTTTGAAAAAATTCACCCCAGCCAGGAACAACATCTTTGATTTGAATTCCATCAAAATCAGGTGGAGTGGAATCTGGAAGTATCATCAATTTTTCCATTGCAACTTTTCCAACCTTTGGATATATTCTACTCCCATGTGGTGATTCTGTACTACCTTGACCGACCATAACATAATTTTCAAAATTTTCTGTTGCTACACCATAAGATCCTCTTTTTTCCATTTCCAAAACAGTATCGCCAGGAATCCACGGATTATATCCATCAATACCTCTGATTGGAGATACTTCTATCTCCATGTTCACCCATCTTTCATCTGGATTCATATCAAAATCTGCTTTCTGTGTAGCCGGAACTCCTGGACTCAGAAAAATTGGATCACCCACATCATCAACCACTCTAACTTCTTTCGTTCCTGTCATAGTTGTTGCAATAGTAGCGGCAGAGTTAACAGACCTTACTTTTCCAAGGCTTCCATATCTCTTCCCCCCTATGATATCTTCTGCAGCAAATAATTTATACTTGGTATCAACCTGAGTCAATTTAAGTGTTACATCATTTGGAGTAATAATCTCTGTTAATGAATCTAATAAATTTTGACCAGTAGTTGCTGCAAATTCAGGAATATCAGAAAACATTTGAGAGAACTTATTAAAAACATCACGAAACGTAGTGAAATCTGGAGCTCCAATAATAATAGCTATTGCTCCACACCCACCATCAAATTCTGTATTCCCTAAAATATTAGGTTTACCTGGTGTAACTTTAGAATTGAGTGCCTTTCTTGAGGCTATATAATCTTTAATTATTTTACCATCTTCACTCTCCTTACCCAAATCAAATAATTCTAATCCAAAATCTTTCTGTGGATTCCATCCAGTATAAGAATTACCATCAATATCATAAACTGTAGCACCTGCAGCTGGTGCACCAGAAACTTTCCCCACCAACTTATATCTAGGAACATCCCCCTCATCATCAAATGCTTTTGTAAATTCAGCAATTACTTCTTCTACTGTAAATGTAGGAAATTTACTTGCATTTTCAAGGGGATCTGGTATTGGATCAAAATCATTATATCCTGCAGGAATTAATTTTCTTGGCTGGGCTAATTTTGGTTTAACATCTCCTGCGGTTAACTGTGCTGTTGTAGGCAGTCCCGTCTTATCTACATAATTTCCATTTTCATCTTTCCATTGCCATATTCGTACTCCACCTTCATCTCTTAATTGTTCAAACCCATAATCAAATTTTTGTGTTGGAGATACATTTTTATCAAAATATGGATCGACATACAAATAGTAATACCCCGCTTCTTTTAAATCCTGAATCTGTTTAATAACTTCATCTGCCAATGCATCCAATGCCATCAAGAGTGGGTTAATATTTTGTAACTGGGCCATAAGTTTAACCACTTCCATTCCAGCACTTGCAAGCTTCAGAGTAGACTTCACAGTTTCAGCAAGATTTGAGGCGCCCTGCGCCAACGCAGATATATCTCCCGCCTTCGCAATTTGATGGGGTTTCCATTCAGCTTTTGCTGTTAATAATGCACTAAACTCAGCCATTCTGTTTTTCCTTTTCTTCTCTCTTGATCTTCGACTTTAAAACATTTTCCCAACCGGTTCGTTTTACGGCGAGAAGATCTGAATACATTTCAGCAAGTTTTTTAGTATTTTCTAACAACTTCTTAATATCATCTCTTCTTAGTTCTGCTTCTTTCCATCTAGATTCTTCTGCCATTAGTACTCCTTACCTCTACCATTATAAATTTCATATTTGTTTCTAGCCTTTTTTACTAACTCTACTAGTTGACCTAAACTCTGAATACTTTGTATTAAATCTGTCATTAATTTAAGATCTTTTCCTAGTAAATAATTGCAACTATCGTAAATCGCTCTACCATAAGGAGCGTAACCTCCTGTACTATTTGCGGTTGGAACAGCTGACACATAAACTGCTGGCGGTGTTCCCCTTGAAGTTGATGGAGATCCAGAGCGAGTTGGTTTACCAATACGTGCATCTATTTCCGCAATTCTATTATCAAGATTGGTTTGTAGAGTACCAACTGTGGTAGAAAATGTTACCCATTTTGCATGACCGTTTTGACTACTAAAATTATCAAAATCTTGTTGTGTTCCATCATCCTGAGCAGTTAAAGATCCCCACGCTGTATCGCCACCTGCAAATGTTACACTACGGCTAGACATTTCAGCCGCACTATAAAAAGCAGTTAATGATGATTTTATGTCTGCCAATGCAGTATCGACTGCATTCGTTCCAGTAGTAGCACAAATATAAGTATCAAAACTTGCATCATTCGCTGAAGCAGAAGTCATGTGTTTAGTAGATACTCCTTCCATGATTGGATCACGAAATTTCGCTCCACCTGCTGTAGTCCCCTGTAATTCATCTATTACACCTGTTATAAATGCAACATCTGCATTAGTCGTACTTCCATCGGTTGTCAATTTTCTTGCTGCATAATTAGATACAATAACATAATCTGTTGGAGATATTGCAGACCTCCCTGAAGAATTAAAACCCACGGTTGGGTTTGTAGTTCCACCAGTAGAATTATGTGTAGGGCCTGAATAAGTTGTTGAATATCCTCCCCGCTTAATTACACCACTACTCACTCTATAATTATATGCAGTTTGAGTTGATGGTACACTTCCTGTAGTAGAATTAGGCGTTGGATTATACATTGCTTCATCCACCGGAACTATCGATTGAGATCCATTTGTACTTGCCGCTAATGTTTGATCTTGTCGTACTAATGTTACCACACTTCCCAAACCTGTTCTTGGAAATGATGCCCGTGGCTCATCATCATTTGGCATAGAATGACTTGCAATACTTGTGGCCGATCCTATCGTTGCAAGTGCTCCATTAGCTTGAGGTTCATAATAGAATTTTTCAGCACTATCGATAATATATCTGTGTTCTGGCAAAGCACCATCTTCATCAGCTCTTTTTACATCCCATCTCACATATCTTCCAGAAGGAATATCATCTTCACCTAATCCAGTAGGTTGTATTCCTACAATTTCACTATTGTCTACTTCATACGCTTTATGTGTTCCTCCTATTGCTGGAAAAAATGGATTGTTTTCTACATAAGGATATGAGGTTTCATTGTATTCTTTTCCTTCAGATACCCAATCACCCCTTGCTCCTTTTGTCAAATCATTCGTTGCATTAGCACTTCCATTATCTGGATCAAAGAAACCAAGTAGGCCTACAAATTGAGAAGTATTTGCATTTAATAATTTGTGTGGAGAATCATCTGCCGTACTATAATCACCAGCATCATCTCCAACTGGCCTCCAATTTTGATTTATAACTAATCCTTCTCCGACTACTTCTATCTGACAAAAGATATCATTTTTTTGATATCCAAATGGAACACTATTCACAGTAAGAGTAATCGTTCCATCTGTTGTTGCAATTCCCGAATTACTAAGTCTGATTTTACTGTCTGCAGAACGTACTGCTGCAATGGTTACGTTATCATCTGGGATCCCTGTTCCACTAATCACATCTCCATATTTAATTTTAGTAAGATCTGTCTCTGATATTTCTGTTACCTCTATACTACCTACTGTAGTTGTACCCGTGATAGTGAATGTGTTCACATGGTCTGCATGTCTTTTTAAATAAAACTTTTGGCCGAATGCTGCACCTACTGTAGTATATTGAGAATTACTACCTTGTGTCAAATGGTCTTGTAATGTCATAGTGTCTAATTCATTATATAATCCCTCACTTTGTGTTGCTACACTAGCAATGTTCACTTTAGCAAAGTCAGCATTCCATGTTCCCGCTTCACTTCCTACATCATCTCCCCAAGCAACAGCATTACCAAAAGGAGTATCTTGATCTGGTGTAGAGTATGGAGTAATATCATCACTAATTTCTATTAGTTCTCCTGTCACCCTTGATCTAGCTAAATAATAATCTCGTACATCAGTACTAAATGTATTCTCACCCTGTGTCTGTGTTCCTGCTAAAGTAGTTAAATTAATAGTATATGTTTCACTAATATCAGTAGCATTGATTCCCATAAAAGAAGTGTTTGGTTCTGTAAGACTGAGTGCACCATTTACTGTTTCATAAGCTGGTAAATTAAATTTTTTAATACCTGTTGCATTACCTTTTATAGAACCTGCTCCATAACAAATTAATCTCTGTGCAGCCAATGATTGACATACGGTATGAAGAGACATATTTGTAGAAACCCCTGATTCATTTTTTCCTCCTGTAAAGGCTTCACATAGAGCATTTAATCGTGTTTGAGAAAATTCTCTTAGTAGTGTAACAGAATCAAGAATTCCCGTTCTCGCAGACAAGTGAGTGCGAGGACTGTTATCCAATTCATCCTTTATTTCGATTATTTTCTTGTCAATTGCTCCTGCCATTGTAATCCTACGATAAAGGTCCTGAAAATGGTATTGGTGGTGATCCTGGGATCAATCCACTTACTACCCACGTTTTTGTCCAATCATCTAATATGCCTGCCAACTCTTTTGAAAAACTCATCCCCGATGCCTGTGGAGAAGAAAATAATTTTATTAACGGCCCTGTATGAGAAGGTGTTACAGCCGGTGGACCGATTTGATTCATAGACATATATGTTGCTGCCATAGATGTTAATGCCGTTGCTATCTGAGATCCTATCGCCGCGCCTGATGGTAATTGTGATAAAAAAACTTGTCCGATTGTCATTCCGGTGGGAATATCTACTACATTTGATGTAGTAAATCCTCCTGCGTTTTGTCCCATCAGTAAATAATTTTTAAATGCTTTTGCAATCTTTTTTCCTGGGGTCAACGGATCAGCTTGATGAACTGAAAATACTCCTAATAATTCGCCGAACATTGTTGCTTTAACTAGTGCCATTATTCTAAACTTTGTCCTATTTTTAAAGATTGAAGTAGTGGTAACTTAACAGAAGCCGGAGGCATCGGTGGACCTGACGGACCGGTTCCGGTTGGATGTGTATGTTCTACCACAATATCTATTAGTTCATTTAATATTTCTGCCAATGATGCAATTAATCCTTTAACTTTTACTTTACCCGTAGAACTTACTGTTACCTCACCTAATAATCCTTGCATAGAAGCTGCGCCTGATGCCTCTAATTTAAGTGTCGATAATAAACTACTCATTTGAGCATTTCCTGCTATACTAGAAAAATCTATATTTCCCAATAATGCGGTTCCTTTAATACCTGTAGTTCCCAAATTAGAATTTAATTCTATATCTCCAATAGGTTTTACTGCTACGGAAGCTCCCGCTCCGGCAAGGCCTAAATTCATTTCAACTGCACCAGACAAAAGATTGTCTGTACATTCCATTCCAATTTTACCTAGAGTAGCGGTTGTCTTTTTAGCATAACCCAAAGTCATTGATGGTAATACCCCAAATATAGATTCATTTACTGAATCAGTAATATTAAGAGTCATCCCCCCACCGGATTGTAATCCTAGAGAACCTTGAGCATTTAAACTATATGCTCCAGAGTGTACAGAATATTTACCACCTACTTTCTTTTTATCATCTCCTATTGTACTAGTATCAGCTGATTTATTTTCAATTATTACATTGTTAGCACTTAACGTAAGTGACTCTGATGCACTCATTGTCATCTTGGAGGATTCTAAATTAATTGCTCCCTTTGGATTATTAACATTAAATCGCCCTCTTTTTATAGCAACAGAATAATCACCATCAATCTTGTCTACTCTATTACCAAGAATATAATTTTCTTGTGAACCATCAACAGTCGTATAGTCACCCGCTTCAATGTGTGTATATTTTGCTCCTAAAATAATATTATAATAATTGTTTACAATCTTATCAACTTTAATACCTACTGGATGAATTTCAGTAAAAGTACCTGTTCGATGATACCAATGTAATCTTTCCTCATTGGGAGTATCATCCATTTCAATAACATGACCACTTTCAGTTTGGTGTACATGATTGTAAGGATAGACAGCTGCCCAGGGAACTTTAGGTTCAGACCAAGCTTTACCATCTGATGTAGGAATTTCCATTTGACCGACTTTTCGGTTTTGCATTTTTTCAAAAACAATTCCTGAAATTCTTGGATCACTCTTATCAGTATTTCCACGAATTCCCCTCGCTAATCTATTTGTAGTTGGTTCTTTTAAATAATCTAAATTCCTAGTTGTTGATATAGTTGAATCTGCAAGCCCTGTATCAGGGTATGTTGATCTAATTGGTTGTTCTACAACTTTAACAGTAAATGGTGGAGTTGGTGATTTCGTTCCAGTTCGACCAATCAAAGACCTTACTTCGGTTTTTTCTGTAAGGGTAGTATTAGCCGAAATTTTAACTGTCTGTACATCTTCAGTAGGATCAGGATTAGCATTATGAATAATACTTGCAGGTTCTCTGGGCACCATATCAGAAGCGGGATTATATTGTAAAGTTCTTGGTCCTATTTCATCTTTAAACTCTGGATGCCCCACATCAGCTCCGGGCTCTATATCACCTCTATCTAATCTTGGATCGAGAAACCCCTGACCACCTACTGCTGTACCATCATTATTAACTCCCTTTGCATCTAATTCTGGAATACCACCAAGTGTTCCAAAGAACATTGGCTCTTGTCCTGCCTCACCATCACGATAAAATCCAACAACCCATGTTCCTTCTACTGGACCTAATGGAGATGTACCTACTCCTGTCTGACTTGCTGAAGTAATAGGCGCAACTGGATATGCCCACGGAAGGGAAATAGTAGGCATGTCATTCTTGTTTTCTGAATGCCACCCCAAAACTCTAATCTTACATCTTCCAAGATAAAGAGGATCATGGCGGTCTTCGACAACTCCTTGCCACCAAACAAATCCCTCTTTTCCCATAAAGTATGCCATAGTATTATCCTATTTTTATCTTGGGCCTGTTCTGCCTGTTTCTGGATTTACCGTTGCTGGTGGTCTATTAACATTTGATGTTTCATCGGCTTCTGGTGTTGATCTATCACTTCCAGGTGGAACTTTTAGTGAATCTTTAATTGCCTCAAATTCTATCTCATATTTTTCTTTAGTAAAATGGTGTCGTAATTTAGTAATTAAATAATAACCACTTAAATACGCATGATGTTGTGATTGTGTCTTTCCATCTCTATCTTCAATATACTGTGTGGGTAATTTAAATTCAATTAAATCTCCTACCGCTCTAGTAGATAATCCCGGCGCTCTAATATTTAATTTAATATTAGTAGCTTGTTGACCTTGTACTAATCGTGATTGCATCCATTGTTCTACTCTACTAGGAATAATGTTTAAATTGGATTTTACTTGTCCTCTTACTCCTTGTGATCCTATATCTTCTTTAAATCGAACATCATGTGCAAAATTAGTAGGATAAAAACTTATCACCGATTCAGGCGAACCCAATGCATCTTGTTTTTCAGTAGCTAGTTTCCCTTTTCCTAAATGAGTAAAAGAATCAGTAAAGTTTTTAGCATCGGCCGCTAGTGTTAGAAACTCTGTTATTTCAGTACCACCTGTTGCCTCATTTATAAGTGTTTGTTCCCCAACCGGTTCTAACAAATTAAAATCTAATGTATCATATTTCATTCTAACCAAATCATGTGTAAGTAATCGGTTGGAATACATACCTTTTGATAAATTTTGAAGAACATCAAAATTAGAAGAGAATGAATATGAATCAACGGCGGTCATTTCTACAGCAACGTTTTTAGCATCATCTTTCTGTGCGCCTAATCGTTTTGGTTGGATTACGTATGTTTCTTTAACAGGATCTTCTGGTGCAGTATATACTAGTTCATTTGGTGAGTTAGCACTTTCTGGTTCTGTACTATATCCTGTACCTCCACCTGCCATAAGGGTTTCCATAGAAATAAAAAAGAATCCTCTTATAGATTCATAAAAAACAAAACTAGATCCAACTGCGTGTTTACCCGCAGATACTGCTCTTGATGCCAAGAAATTAAAAGCCTTAAATGGGGCTTGGTTTGGTATAATTAAATTTGTAAGGTTTTTAGTAGGTTCAATAAAGATTTTTTTAGCAATTCTACCCTTCTTAAAAAATTGTCTATAGAGAGAACTTACTACATCAGATATTTTTCGTGGTTCTAGTGAAGTTGGATCAAGCGCGGATTTTCTAACCTTTTGTTTTAGATTTAAAATGGCCTCTTCAGAAACGAAAGATAATTGATAGGATTGTAGTTGATCATTCTGTTTTATAATATTAGAAATTTTAACTACCCTAAATTTTAAATTAATTAAACCTTCATTTTGACTTCCCTCAAAGGGGCCAGGCTGGGTTTGTTGATTTCTTTCTCTTGCAAGGCCTTTTGTCTTTACTTGAATGTGTATAGTTTCTTCACCAATAATAGGAACACTTTCCAATAATCCTACACCATCTTGAATGCGTATATTTCCACTAAGATAACTTCCAAAAAGATCTTCATAGATATTAAAATCTGACCACGCCGCCTTTAGGTTAACAAACCCCCTTCTATTGGGAGAAGTAAGGGTAAGTTTTTGAAGCTCAAAGTCACCAGGGTATGAAGGGACTTTTCCTTGTTCTGCTTTTTTTAAAAATTGGCTTTTAGTTCCATGATCGGCGGTTTCTGTAGCAGTACCTGTACCAGCTTTCCGCCTATCAAGAATTGTACCAAATCCATCTCGTCCGGCCATTACTCAAGTTTCTCCGAATGTTCAGAGAGTATGTCTGCAACATACCTTCTATCAATTAACTTAATATCTCGTTTAGCTTCATTTCTATCTACTTCCCACTCATAATAATATACAATCCTTCGTGATGAATCATCAAGAGTAAGATATGTTGTCTCATCAACTTCAATACATTTCAGAGGATACGCTTCACTTGTCCCCGTTGCTTCTACACGGGCTCTTACTATTTGTTCATAATGATGTATTGTATTCTTTGCAATTGCAAGTGTACCATATTTACTTCTAACATAATTTCCAAATTCTCTAGTATTCAATGGCCAATCGAAAAGAGGATCATGTATATTATTAATCAAAAATATTAACCACGTATATTTTACATCACCATATATCTTAAATGCGGTTATATCAGGTCGTTCTGAATCTGGTATTGAATAAGGAAAATAATTAACAATATCATTTTGAATAATGTTTTTTATTTTTGCCTTAACCATAATATTAATCGCAGTCTTAGTTTTTACTGGTTTTGTCCCAGTAATATCATAATTAATTTGTGGATAATGTGAAAAAAATTCGGACATAATTATTCTCTCCTATTAAAACCCCTGATCTATTTTTTCTCTATACATCACATCTGTTTCCATGAACGAAAGTTTCATTGCTATAGACACCGGATATTGTGTACCATCAAAAAATAGAGGTACATTTTCTGTATCAAAATTTAATTCACACCCCGTCAATACAGATTTTCCTATATTAAACATGGGATTTGTATCATTATTCGGCAAGGCTCTTCCATTAATATAATAGGTAATTGTAAATGTATCGGGATATCCAAACATCATTGAAGGTGCAGTTTGACTATCTCCTCCAGCATGAGAAGGTAACATAGACTTTTTAAACGCACTTACAATTTTTACGCAAACCTTAGATTCTTCTACAGATTGTGGTAACATCATAAAATCAAAGTCATGTGTTCTCATATCAGAAGGACCTTTATATGCGGCAATAAGAAAAGGATTAAGTACAGCACCGGTTGCTCGTTCCATTATTTGTTTTGTTCCTTCTTGGAGAACATTGGCTCTCTCTCCCATTTTAAGCAACCCCACTTTTCCTGTTCCTTCACTTGCCATTCCTGCCGTACTATCTGCAATGGCTTTAGCAAGGGTATCGTAATTTAAACCAGCACCTTGCTTTTGCATTGCTCCCACGGCCCGATCTACTCCGGCTCCTATTCCACCCAATGAAGTTGTTTCATACTCTGACTTATAAGATGTTCCAAGAGCTCCGCCCGGAATATACATTGCAATATTAAGAGTTGGGTTCTGACTTTTGAAATTTACAGCTTCAAACATTATCCAATTATCTGTTTGGCTAGACATTCCACCAATATTAGAAGGATATTCCATATATTGTACTGATGTTTGTGCTGAAGTGGTTGGGTCCATAATTCCACTAGATGAATCATTAGCCAAAGTTAATGGCCCATCATAATCGTAGAATTTTGAGGATTCTTGTACTAACTCACCTTTATCATCATCCCAATGGTATATAACTTCTGTGTAAATTTTCATTACGGACATCCTTTTGTGATTGGTATTCTTGAACTATCTATATATTTATATGGCATACAAAGGAAAATTTCGCCCTCAAAATTACAAAAAATATAAGGGGGATCATACAAAAATAATTTATCGGTCTGGGTGGGAATTAACCTTCATGAAATACTTAGATCGACAGCCTGAAGTCTTGCGATGGTCAAGTGAAGAGGTTATTATACCCTATCGTTCCCCTATTGACAGTAGATTACATAGATATTATCCCGATTTTTGGGTCAAAACTGCTCAGGGTGAGTCACTAATTGAAATCAAACCAAAGAAACAAACTAAACCCCCTAAACCAAACCCCAAACACAGAAGAAGATACCTTAAAGAAGTAAAAGCATGGGGAATTAATGAGGCCAAATGGAAGGCGGCAGAAGAGTTTTGTGAACACAAGGGTTGGAAATGGCAAATAATAACAGAGGACACTCTGACAACTAAATAGTTATATTATGGCTACAGTAGAAGAATCCTATTTGGATAAATTAAAAGATGCAATAAGAACAGACCAAGTTGCTGCTAAAGCAAGAGCAGCAGGTAACTGGTTTCGCTCAATTGTTAATAGAACAAGAGGACAATTTTCCAAAGAAACACCACAGAAAATCCTTTCTCGACAAGATAGTTTGGTGTCTAAAAGTGTACTAGGAAAAATGTATTTCTATTCTTATAATCCTAAATGGAAAGATGAGCTTCCTTGGTACGATACCTTTCCTTTAGTTTTTCCTATTGAAAGATATCCTGATGGATTTCTTGGATTGAACTTTCATTATCTTGCTCCGAAACATAGAGCTATATTAATGGATCAACTTAAGATGTTTGCTAATAATAAGAAGTACGATGAAACTACTAAGTTAAGATTATCATATAATATGTTAAAAGGTTTTACTAAGATTAAAAGAGCAAAACCAACAGTACACAGATATCTTAATTCTAAAGTTAATTCTAAATTTGTTCTTGTTAATGCAGATGAATGGGAAGTTGCACTTTTTCTACCAGTAGAGAGATTTAAGAAAGCAACCAAAAAACAAGTATGGGCTCATAGCGGGAGAATGTTCTAATGACAACATCAGCATTTGCAGTTGATGAATTTATGTCCAAATTGGACGGTAAAGGTAGTTATGCAAAAAGTAATAGATTTACTGTTGAAATTATTGCACCTACAACATTGGTTAGTAGTGTTCAGGCCTCATCAATAGAATTCCTTATTAAAACTGTATCATTTCCAGCTAGAACTTTTGGAACAACTACTTACAGAAGTGGTGGTAAATTTGGTTTAGATGTTCCCTATGAAATGACAGAAGAACCCGTAGCAATTTCTTTCTTGGGTACAAATGATTGGTCTGCTAGAAGCTTTTGGAATGATTGGATTTCACACATACAAAGTACAAGTTCATATAATATGAATTACTATAGAGAGTATATAGGAACTGTTAAAATTTCAGTTTATAATGAAACAGAGCAAGACACAACAAGCCCCACACATCAAGTAACATTACATGAAGCTTGGCCGAAAACAATAAGCGCTATAGAACTAGGATGGGAAAGTACAGAGCTGGTGGATTTTGAAGTAGATGTTGCATATAGTTGGTGGACTGCAACTGGCTCAAATGGTACACCATCTACTGAACTCCGACATGGAGAAGAACACGGTGGTAGAGGTAGAAGTAGAACAACAAATCGAACACCAAATCGGCCAGCCTTTCGCGGCCGTGGAGGTAGATAATCATTTTATATTATAGGAGAATATTATGGCATTACCAAGATTGGAAACAGCCACTTATGAATTGACAATCCCTTCAACGGGAAAGAAAATTGAATACCGACCATTTCTTGTAAAAGAAGAAAAGGCATTATTAATAGCAGCGGAAGATGGTAGTCCAGCCACTATAACCAAAGCTATGAAAGATATCATAACTGCTTGTACAGAAGGAGAAGTTAAGTTAAAAGAACTTGCATCATTTGATATTGAATATATTTTTCTTCAACTTAGAGGAAAATCGGTTGGCGATATAATAGAAATTAATTTACAAAAACCAGACAGAATTAAATGTGAAGAAGAGGTTTGTCCCAACGCTGCACAAATATCAGTCGATATTCGTGATATCGTAATGAATACTTCAGACATGGAAAAGCCTGAAATAGAACTTACTGAAGATGTTGGAGTAAAGTTGAATTTTCCTCAAATAGATACAATACAAAAATATGTCAAGACAGGTGGTACACTAGGAACTGAGGATGTATTTAAAATGATTATTGATTGTATTGAATATATCTGGGATGGAGATGAAATATATAAATCAAAAGATTCTACTAAAAAAGAATTAAATGATTTTATTGAATCACTTAGTACTGAACAGTTTAATAAGATACGTAAGTATTTTGAAAGTATGCCTAGATTAACACATGAAATTACATGGACTTGTCCAAAATGTGAAAAGTCAGCTCCCCTAGTACTTGAGGGGTTAGACTCTTTTTTCGGCTAGGGCTGAATCACGACACTCTGGCGAATCATTATCAAACAAACTTCGCTATGATTCAGCATCATAAATGGAGCTTAACAGAATTAGATAATATGATTCCATTTGAAAGAGGAATATATGTAATGTTATTACAACAATGGATTAAAGATGAAAATGAAAAAGTGAGAGAACAAAACGCAAAAAGGAGAATGTAAATGGCAACGCCAATTCCCGCTTCTGAGAGCACGTTGCAATCTTTAACGGAACAACTGAAAGAGCAAAACTTCAAGCTTACCCAAATCCGTAACATCGGTGAGGCTCAAGTGGAAGCTGCTGAAGATGCTGCTGCAGTTGCGAGAGAAGCTGCGAGAGAAGCTGCTAGAGCCGCAGATGATGATGAAGGTCCCGAAATTGCTGTTAAAGTAGAAATGGAAGAAGCTCCAAGTTTATTCAAAAAATTGAAACTAGGTGGTTTAGCAATGTCATTTCTTGGCTCCGCAATGACAGGGCTTACTACAGCATTTAACTGGTTAGGTAATGCATTCGGACCTAAATTGTTAACATCATTAAAATCGATTGCGCCTTGGGCAATGATCTTAACTGGTCTTACCATGGCTATTGAAGATGGAATTACTGGATGGATGAGCGCCGAATCATGGGGAACTTCTAAGGTTTCTGGATTTCTTGGTGGATTCTTTGGTGGAGAAGCGGATGGTGGAATAAAGAATGCATTCAAAAATGCGGGAAAATGGGCATTGATTGGTGCAGGAGTTGGTAGTTTTATTCCAGTAGTTGGAACTATTGTTGGTGGTTTAGTTGGTGCAGCAATTGGTGGAATACTTGGATTTATTGGTGCTAAGAAACTTGCACAAGGATTTGATAAAATTGGTGTATGGTTTAAAAAACAATTTGATGATCTTATCTTAGGGCCCATCAAAGCAGTATGGGATATGATTGCACCAGATTGGGCAAAATCAGTAACAGATACTATGCAATGGAGTGACCTACTTCCGCCCGGCCTTACCAAACTTTTCAATGGTGAATACTTCAAATTTGATATGCCAAAGTTTGAATGGCTTGATATCTTTCCAAAATTCCTAGTTGATTTATTTAAGGCAGGAATGAAGGGTGTAAAAGAAGCTGATTTTAAATGGACAGATTTAATGCCAAAATTTCTTGTTAAGTTTTTCTCAGGTGAATACGATAAAGAAGGCTCATTTGAATGGTCTGATCTCCTACCAGAATTCATTACCAAAATAATCGGTGTAGCAAAAACTGCATGGGCAGATACTCCGTTCACATGGAAAAGTTTATTACCAAATTTTATTGTTAAAATTATAGAGGGATTTAAACAAACAGGAGAATTTTCATGGATGGATTTAGTTCCAAAATTCATATCGGATCTAGTATCAGCAGGTGCAGATGAAGCAACCAAAGGTGGTGAATTTAGTTGGAAGGCTCTACTCCCAGATTGGATGATAGGTGCATGGGATTCTACAAAAGGATTAGCTAGACAAGTAGGTGCTTTTGATTGGAGAGCAATACTTCCAAAATTTATTGCAGATTTATTCCCAGGAGATAAGCCCCTAACAATCGCGGCTGGATTAAGTGCTATCTCTGGATTTGATTGGAGAGCATTACTTCCCGATTTTATTTCTGACCTATTTCCAGGAGATAAACCTCTTACTATAGCGGCCGGATTGGAAGCAATTGGTTCGTGGAATTGGAAATCTCTCTTACCAAAATTCATTCAAGACTTCTTTGATGATCCAACAAAATTAGCTAAAGAAATTGGTGATAAAGGTTTTGATTGGAAAGATCTCTTACCTGAATTCATTAGAAATTTCTTTACTGACAAGAAAATTGATAAAGTAGCAGAAGTAGCTGGTCTAGCTATGGATTGGTGGAAGTCTCTACTTCCCGATTTCATTGTAAATATTATGGAAGGTAAATCTCCATTCGCAGATAGAGATGAAGCCGCAGATCTGAAGAAGACACAAAAAGCCAAAGATGAACTTGAAGAATCAATGAGTGATTTGACTGGTGGTAGTATTGGGGATATGTTTAATCTTGGAACTTTGATGGCTCCAATTAGAGAGAAGGTATCAACTCTCCTAGATCCAGAAACAGCTCCGTGGGGATTAGGTAAATTTTCTGGTTTTATGAGAGATAAACTATTGGCCATGTTACCATCACCAGAAGGATTGGCAGAAGGTGGTTTGGTAGGCTTGTCTAAAATGGGACCGCAAAGTATGGGCGCGGCTATGGGACTTGAAAGTGGTGGATTATTTACTCTATCACAGGGGGAATTTGTTCTTGATAATCAAGCCGCTCAATCATTCTTACAAGCGGCAATGATATTAAAAGGACAAGATTTAAGTGGCCCTAAACTTGCGGATTTACAAAGAGAATCCGTTGCAACGATGACAACTGGTGGGGGATCTAACGTTGTAGTTTCTGCGCCAACAACCACACAAATAAATTCAAGTTCAGCAATGGCGCTTCCAATGATGCCTATCCAACCAAGTAATGGAGAAACTGCATTAAATGGTTAGTGTTTATAATGTCCATCTGACAAATGGTAAATAAGGGCGTCTATCAAATCAGGGTCTCCCCACGATGATGCCGCCCATATTACTAACAGACTAAAGAATAAAAATCCAAATAATCCATTATTATTCATTAATCTTGCTCAGCCAATTTTGCAAAGTAGGAATATTCACTATCTGTATCTCCTGCAGTTTCTGCTACAGGTGGTGTTACAGCCGCTTGTTCAGCTGTCATAGGTTTACCACCATCAAACGGAGCATTATCTTTTGGAGTTGAAGGAAATTGGTTTTCTGGAGTAGTTGTTGTTAACCCCAGAACACGATCCAACTTTTCCTTCAGGTCTGCATAAGACTTGAAGTTCTTTTCATTAGTAAACTCTTCCAATGAATGTTCTGTTTTCCAAACCTCTTCCATCTTAGATTCTTCACCATCAAGAGGAGAAGGATTTTCAAACTCACTCTTATCATAGTTTGAGAAGCCATCCATTTTACGAATCTTTATTTTGAAGTTTGCACCTTCCCATAAATCAAAAGGATTTATTGGAGTCTCATCTTCAAATTGGGGATTCATCTTATCATTAAGTTTATCCCAGATTTTCTTACCATACTTGTATAAACGAACTTGACCTTCGTTCTGAGGATTGGCAGGATCTTTCATAATGTAAACATTAGAAATATAAGTGAGCCTACGTTTCTGTTTACGGGCGATCTCTTTATTCGCCTCAATTCCTGAATTCCAGAGTTGTGAATTATACTCACTTACTGGGTCTTTCTGACCAAGAGTGGTGAGAGAGTTTTCAATGTACCATCCACCTGGTCCCTGAAATCCATGATTCCATGAACGTGACCACGGAAGGTCTTCACCATCAGGTGCAGGCAGAAAACGAACTACTGCCATACCGTTACCTGACTTGTCCAATTCTGGACGCCAGAAACGATCATCATCACCTTGACCTCTAGCTGGGGTATTTATTTTTGCGGTTTCTTTTAGGAGGGATTGGAGTTTATCTCCACGTTTTTTCTTCATATCTGCGAACGACATATTTTTCCTTTCGTATATTTCGTATTGCGTTGTATTAATTGTATTGCGACTTATTTCACTTAATCATCATATACTTATATTATAACATACTTTTCTTATTTGTCAAGTACCTTATATTGGAAGTTTTGAAGTCTTCGGGATAAGATGAAGATTTTCAGCTTCTTCTTGTACGTTTTGTTTGAGCTTTCCGCCGACCATTTTACCGGCGGTTTCAGGTTCTAATTTATTTTCTTCACAGTAAAACATAATTGCATCGATATAAGTCATCTTGGTTTTTTGAACCAACTGCTCAATGTTTTCCATGAACAACATAGAGTTATTCATTTTAACCGCCATTAGTTAATGCCTCTGATTCCTTATGTTCTGGATCATCTTTCTCTTTGAACCAGTAGTCCGTTGACTTCGCTAGGACCGCCACGTAGGCCCCTACCAGAATATTAATCAGTTGCATGTGATTTTCTGTAGTACCTTCTGTAAAGAATAACAAATATATCAAGATTAAAAAAGTTAGAACAATACCCCATGATAGAGTAATTCTTGCCCAATAATTTTTTACTTTTCTTCTTTCGATTGCTGACATTTCTTCGTTGCCTTGTTTTGTAGTTATTGCCATTATATTTCCTCAATTATATTCTTCATATTTAATATTTTGTTGTTCTTCAAGTAGTTTTCTATTTTTCATGTGTTCTGCTTCAATTTCCTCTTTACTTCCTCCGTGATATCCTACTGCATAACCATTTTCACACATCCATTTGTTTACATTGGTCCAACCTGAAAACTCTTGTCCATCTGCGGTGCAGTTGATCCAGAGTTCTCCAAGAATTCTTCCGAATTTACCTCTACTGTCTTTCTCTGGACACCTGACTTGAATTTCAATGTCATCCCTGTCTGACATGATTGCCCAATGTAACCATGATTTGAGGGCAGCTGATGAGAGTTTCCCATAAAACTTTTCTTCCAAATCTCTAGTTCTGGATTCTGGTGTATCGATTCCAAGCAAGCGTATCCTTCCACAGTACCTAACATCGAACCCAAGATCAATAATTGCATCAATAGTATCTCCATCTACAACTTTCTCTATTGCTGTTATGTGGTAAATAAATTCACAAGGGTTTTCATTTTTATATTCAGCCATTATATGTATTCTCCCATTCTAATTTCCATGTATCTTCCACAGGGGTTACTTTTAATCGACCCAAATCTCTTGTTTCAGGATAAAGATATGTAAAACCTTGTCCACCATAATTAGGGTTTACTTCATGGGGTTCACCCCTTTCTATTCTTCCGGCCAAGTCTGTTAAATCTCTTGTCTCTATATATTTTTCATAATCTATTCTTTCTCCTGGTATTAATTCATATCTTGGTACTTCTGTTCTGTATCCACCTTTATACTCCATTGACATAAATTGACTCCTATTGAAAGTTAGCTGACCGTGCTTCTGTTCCCAAGTGACGGCCACAACTCGGCTATAGCCTATGCAGCGATTGCATAAGCATATGCGGGTGTATAATCGTTGTTATTTGCGATTACTTTAATGGACCGTTACGGTGGACGCCCTACCGGATACCTCTCTACATGACTTGACAATCAATCGAATTCTACTACAGCCCCATCAATGAACTACAGATAAAAAATAACAATAATATATGCAGCTGCTACTATAATTCCTAATACTAACATTGCGAGTACAAACATTTTATTGTTACTCATCTATAATCCTTTGGTGGAGCTGATGGGAATCGCACCCATGTCTTAACTGCTATCCATATATGTCAACAGTATCAATAATATTTATGTCACAAAAGATGTGACTCATAATATAATTTTTTAGCTTCCCAAATTTTATCAACCCAATCATCTCTTTTCTCTACAAACAATTGGGGGTGTTCTTCATCAACAGCAATAATTATTACTACTTGTGAAACTGGTATCTTTGTAAGTTCTTCGTATGCAACCCCATAGAATGCACCTTGAGCAAAATAACTCTCACACCATTCCTTCTTCTTAATTCTGTTACTAGTCTTGTAATCAATTACAGATAATACACCATCGAACTCGGCAATTAAATCCGTTCTACCTGCGACACCAAAATGATCTGAGTACAATGCTAACTCAACTCCGTGAACGTTATCGATTCTTTCAAGGAACGGTTCAATGTTCTTGAATAGTTCAACAATGTTCGGCGTTTGTCCGTCAAGATATCCGTCTTCGTTTTTGATATAGGATTCACAGACAGAATGTAGGCTTGTTCCTCTGCGGGAAGCCTTACCGGAGATTTTGTTCGCTTCGGTTTCTCCAACACGCTTTCTCCACTCCTGTATAGAAGCTTTGGAGAATTCGCTAAGTATAGTTGTGATTGACGGGTATAGTCCACCTTCAGGGGTAACATAATGTCTCTTTCCATTGTGATTTTCAGTTCTCATTCCAAAAGACAATTCAGGTCTATTGGCGAGATGTATAAATTTTTTCATAAATTATTATTAGGAAATCTTTTTGAATTCTTCAAATCTTTAATCTTATCTGAATACCATCCTGGCACTTTCTTGGTAGAATGTCTGGTACGAATATTGTCATAAGCAAAGCCTGAAGCGGCAACAATTATTTGTTTGACTTCACCACCACAAATATCGGCCGCCCTATGAACCTGTTGCTCACAAGGATATTCGGTTGGTATTTCCCTATCGGCAATTTTTAAACTTTCTTCAAAAGTGTGGCCACATTTTTCACACCTATAATCATACGTTGGCATCTTCTAAAATCCAGCTTGGGGGTGTTCGTGTTGCTCCTTCTGGTGTACTCCATTCAGCATCATTTTCCTTACAATAATCTATATAATAGTCTCTATATCCCGCGATGGTATTTTGAATTTCATCTTCAAGTTCATATTCTTTTGGCCATTCCCTATCAATTTGTGGGGGAGGAGTTAAATCACCTTCAGCAATATTTTCTGGAATATGACTCAACTTATTATATAATCTATTCCAATCTTCGTGCATTCCATCAAACCGATACCAATATTCTTTGTTCATCCAAAACCAAAGATCATGTAACCATTTATAATTTGTTTTGGTATCTTTGGCCCAGGCTACAGCGAGTTCCATCTGAACAAATGGGAAGCCTGGGTCTAATTCATCAAGGTCTTTAATTATTGAACCTTCAGGATTTAAAAGATGATGAGTATTACACAATATTTGTGTATATGGTGGTATCATCTCAATTAAATGTTTATCACAATGTGCGTAAGCACACATTTTCGGATCTGAATCCAAAAAATATATATTCATCATAATGTTTTATAATGTGTCCTATAAAAAATATGTGTATCTATCTTTGTAGTTACTTTTTTCTTCTTCGCCCATCTTGGAGCTGGAATATAACTAGCATGATAGTGAAGAGCACCGTCTGTGATATCAGGTAATTCTTCTTGTCTTAAGAGAACATATTTTGCCAGTTCTTGAGAATCTTCCCATAATCTAGAGCCTTCTCTTGGATCATCACCCTTGCCGTCACAATACCAACTAAATTGACATCTATCTCTTACTGGCAGTTTTTTACCAGATGAATGAGTATAATGAAGTCCATCATAAACTACTTCACAAACAGTATTTGGAAATCTTTGTGAATCAACTCTATTCAATGTTACATGTGCAACGGCTAATTTTCCTGCAGTACTCTCTACTGCAGCTTCAAAAAATATATTCTTTGCCATGCACAAAACTTCTTTATCATTTACTACTAAACTTTTACTAATAACGTTATCAGCTATATCAACTAATCCACTTGTTGTTGTATTTTGTGGATGCATATAAAAAAAGTCACCCGTTACTATGGATGATTGTCCACCAATGCTTCCTGTCATAGCTGAAGCAGTGAATATAATTAGAAATAAAAGATATTTCTTCATTTCCCTCTTTTGATTAGGTTAACTCGTACCTTAAAACTTTTGCCTATTTCTTTTAGGGCTTTTTATAACAGTATCTACTGAACCTAATTGCGATGACTTAACGAAATCTTCAATATCAAAATCTGATTCTAAAATATCAGGTCCTAAAGGCCCTCGAAATTTTTTTACAGATTCATCCCAATTTAAAGTCATCACCGCATTTAATGGTTCAACAAATCTTGCTGTAACGGAACGAGGTATAGCTGAAGCAGTGTCATAATTAATCCGCCGGAGCTCGGCTTCTTTAATCGTTTCTACTCCTTCAGATATACGCTTAAAATTAACTATCCTATTTTCAAATTTGTATAAATCCATATATTATGGTAATATTTCTGGAAAAGTTTTTTTAACTAGTTTATATGTTAGGCCTCTATAGCGTAACTTTTTGTCTTTAACTTGAATTACAACTTCAGCCTCTTTAGGATGTAACCCTTCTAACATTTGAACAAAAAGTTGCTCTCTTCGTAATTGAGTAAGTCCGTCATGACCCCCTTCAATGTATAGATAAAATTTTCTAATAT